GAAGCCCTTCGCACAACGGTGCCGCACGTCAGGGCCGCGGTATGAAAACGGGGGAAATATGTGGAACTGGTTCTCGCCGAAAGGCATCGTCTTTGGGGAGGGAAAAGCCGCTTCAACGGGTTTGTTCGCCAGGCAGTGGGGGAGGGGCCGGGCGCTCGTGATCACGGGGCCGTTCCTGCGGTGTTCAGGCGTTGTGGAACCTGTGCTCCAGTCCTTGCGTGAGGCGGGGCTGCTCGGCGCGGTTTTTTCGGATATCCCGTCCGAACCTATTTACATTAGTATGTGGAATAACAAGTATTATTCTTTAAGAAAATGCGAATAGCAAGTTGAAATACAAATATTGCAAAAAATACGTATCTCATTATAATGAAAGAATTTTTGCTGCTTCTTGAAGATCCTTGGGAGCGAGGTGTGTATAGCGCATTGTGGTCTTGATGTTGCTATGCCCCATCCATTCCTTAATGACCATCATGCTGACGCCTCGTTGGGCCAGCCGGGAGGCGCAGGTGTGGCGTAGTGCATGTGGAACAAGTTGTACATCCTTCTCAAGCCCCAACAGCCTTTTGATGCGATTCCATGCGCTCTCGAACCAGCGGTTGTCAGCGGTGGGGAAGAGTTTTCCGTTTTCACCCGCCTCGAAGATTTTTCGTTCGAGAATGGGACGGATCTTGTCAACAATGGGTATTGTTCGGGGATGTCCGTTCTTGGTTTTCCAAGCCGTGATTGTTCCAAGTTCAAGGTTGATATCTCTGCATTCGATGCGCCAGCATTCTCCAAGGCGGAACCCCGTATAGAGAAGGATGAGAAAGACTTCCGCATGGGTGTTATATCCGTTCTGGATGAATGCTTTGACAAAGGCATTTTCTTCTTCCTGCGTCAGGAAGCGTACCCGATGGTGAGCCTCTTTTCTGAGGGGGATTTTAGGCACCACTTCTAGTTTGCCCCTCTCTACGGCGGTTCTGAATATACGGGATAATATTGCGAGTTTGCGGTTGATCGTACCGTTGCTGTTCCCTTTGGTGAGCAGAGTGTTGACGTAATCATCTATGTCATCAAGGGTGATCTTCGCTATGGGCATTGTTTCGCCAAAATATGTGGAAATGCTCTTGAAGTTTGAGGCAACCTTATAAGACCACGCCGAGTCTTCCCAATAAAGGCTTTTGGTACGGTCATACGCCTGTTTTAATGTCCAGCCGCTGGTGTCATCGGGATCTTTGGTAAAGGATGTTGGTACATCATTATTCAACATCTTCTGACGTTCAATAATAGCCTCTTCCAGTGTATCAACCGTTTTTGTCTTACGCTTTCCATTAATGCAGACATCCGCAATAAACTTACCCGATGCAAGATGGCGAATACCTTTGGGGAGAGACTTCTTTTTCTTGTTATCAATAACCTGCTTCATAATAATTACCTTCCATGAGCTTTGCTGATTCTTCAATAATTTCTGATACTGTCCCATCGGGGAACGGTACGGAATAATCGTTATCTTCATCGTACATGCGTTTCATCCTTTGATGATGTGTTCAAAGGGTAAAAGAAAAGCCGGGTTGGAATAATCCTTCCCGGCTTTTATGGCTTTGCAGGATGTCGCGGCCTATGCCTTCAATAATTTCCTCAGTGCCTCAATCCCTTTCGGTGTGAAATACCCTTGTGTGCAGGGCATCCCGTTGAGGGAACTGGTACGGTGCTTCACCTTCATCAGTCCTCGGTCAATAATGGGCTGGTAGGGGATGTTTGCACCGTCGAAGCCCTTGAACAGCCATTTGTGCGGCTTCTCGCGCAGGAACGCCGTGAGCTTGCGGGCGGGCATGTCGAACAGCTTGGCGGCTTCGGTAGGCGTGAGAAGATCGCGGCTGTCAACAAGGGCATCGTAATAATCGGCCTTGGGTTTGGCTTCGGCCAATTCCGCCTTGAGGGTTTCGGTTCTGGACAATAATACCTGCATGGCCTCAAGGATGAGCTGGTCTTCGGTTTGGGGTTTGGTGGCGGGTGCGGGTGAACCGCCGTAGCCGCCCGTTTTGCGGATAGAGGGCAAGACCTCCTCGCACACCCACGTTTGGAACTGTTCGGCGGCGGGAAGTTTGGAGCGCATGACAAGGCGGTAGACGTCGGATTCGGGGATGATGTTGATGCCGCGAGGGGAGGAGGTCAAACCTCCTGATTCGGGACCTTTTAGCGTTTTCGCATGGTTGCAATGGTCAATAATAGCTTTTTCAGGTCTGGCAAAACCCAAGCAAGCGGAAACGTCATTCGCCACAAACCAGACGTTCCCCTCATGCCATACCGTCCGAACCTTTTGTCTCGTGACCGGGAAAACAAACGTGCCGGGAGCGGAAGCCCGCGCGGAGGACATAGAGGCGGCGGGAATCGCGGGCAAGGTGGCGGCGGTTTGTTGTTCCTGCTGGCGCTGCTGCTGTGTTTCCGGCTGTTTTACGGCCTTTGACGATACGGTAACGTCATGTACAAGGATGATCTTTCCGGTCTTTTTGTCTACTGTGTAACCCATGCGATAGTCTCCAGCGTCTTTGATTGTCTTGTTTGTATTCATATTCCGAGTTGCCATTGCCACAATGAAAAGGCGGAACCCTTGTTGATGAGGTTCCGCCTTTTGATGTTTCAATGGTGTTGATATGTTCAGGTCAACGTATCAAGCGACCTGAAAAGCTATGAAGCCAATTTCCATTACGGGAACGGCGTGTAAGGAAGCAATCCGCAACGCCGTGTGTTTGAATTTCATATTCCATTATATTATAAGCCTCCTTAGAAACGCGCTTCCCGTCAATAAAATAGGCGCAAGGCTTCCATTCACCATCACGAATAACAAGCATAAATTCCATAGTTCACCTAAGCAAAATCTATACAAGTTCAATATATTCATCATCAGTGATGATTGGATCACAATTTCCGAAACAATGGGACATAATCGAAAGGATGCGGGCATTTTCTTCCCCGTAGATTTCCGGTCTGTCCCAAAAGCCCGTGCCGTGACCGTTGCGTGTCAACCAGAAATCATGCCCCGCTTGTGCTTCAAGGCCGGAAAGGTCTATGTCACTAGTAGAGGCGACAAGCATAAAATAATGACAGTCCCTCACAATGCGGCTGCGGCTTTCAGCGGACAAATTATAGATGTTGTAATGAGTGTCTAACGGCTCCCCGTTATCGTCTGTTCCAGCCCACAAAAGGCATCCGATATAGGCATCAATGAAAAGGCTATGTTGTATGCTCATATCTAGACCTCCCCGTTCACAATGCGGCTTATTTCAGAATCAAGGGCAAGGGCATATTCAAGGCCGTCTGTGTAGGTGTATTCAGCGGTCCGCTGCAAACGCCTGATTGCTCTTTCGGTAGCGTTGAACCGCCCACAAATAGGCCATAACATGCTGGTGTCGTGCTGGCGAAAGAGCCTGTTGATCTGGCGTATGGTCATATCGGAAACGTCAATATTGTAGAATGTGCACATAGACACCTCATACTTTACGCGACACGCAAAAAAGGATTTCCAACCTGTTCCGCCGTCAGTCCCGGTAACAGCTTCCAGTTCTTTGCCCATGCGGGTATTGGTCGCCTATAGTTTTCGGCTGCTTCTCTTGCTTCTTCAAGGGCATGTTCATCATTATCGTCATCATAAAAGCCCCAACAGGAATCTATTTCTTCCCCTGTTTCATCATCAGTTACTATGTAGCCTGTAACGCCGCCATTCAACCAGTTTTCATAGATGGCGCGTTCCGACATGAGGCAATCAAATGCCTTTGCTAATGTCTTCTTTGTAAGACGCTTGACGTTATACGCTGTCCTGATAGAGGCACGGGAAGCGTAAATGACATATTCGGTTCTCAGCGTTGACCCCTCAACAAAGATAGACCGTTCCTTATCAAATTGTTCAATTCGTTCCCTATACTCTGTCGCACTGGTAAATGTTTCGAGCGTCCCGAGTGTGTCGAATTCATCGAATGGATTTGGAGCGTCGATATCTTGATACAGGTTGATAGTCATGTTGTAGCCGTACTTTTCCGTTACAATGTTTTCAGTGTAAAAGGCGTCCATTTTATCACTCCATTGTTGTTAATATTTGTTCCATCAATGAAAAAGGCGACTCGCTATAATCAAGTCGCCTCTTTGATGATTGAACAATGAATCATCAATAGAAAGGGTTCTTCCTACTTGTATTCAAACCCAAAATGCTCAAACATCCTTTCCCCGATGTCGTTTGGAATAGGTGAATATTGCCGAGGCGTGAACCAATCCTGATACCAGTATCTAGCATTTTGAAATTCGTATGAATCGCCGTAATCAATCAAGCGGAATTCAATACCGGAAGCAGGGCCGCCAGTGCTTAAAAGGACATCCTTAACAACGACAGTATCAATGCTAAGAATACCTTCATCATATGAAGTCAACAGCTTTTCATAAAGACCAATTATTGCATCTTCCTTTTCTTCCCCCGGCATACGTTGCCATTCCCGGACGTCACTAGAAAACCCTTCATCCTTTGCATGATTGAGAATTTCGCGCCAGTGAAACGTATCGGAAGGATCAAAGTTAAAAAGTGCCGTGTCGTTGTATGCCTTGCGTGCGATTTCCATTTCAGAAAGATAAGTGCTCATGTTTAGATCCTTTATGGTTGATTGATGTTACAAAAAAAGGACTCCAAAGAGTCCTAAGAAGATAAAAAAGCCAAGTATCAGGATGTTTCCTAGTATATAAAGAAAATCCTTAATCATAGTTCTTCCTGTACCTTATAAACCCCGTCCCAAAAGGTGATCCACCATGTGCGACCTGATTGCATGGTAAGCAAGTGGACTTCACTTTCAGGCTTGGGAAGGGATACACCGAAAGCATAGGCTAGCAATTCCGCTTCCTGTTGTGTGAGATTCATATTGTGTTTCCTATCTTGTTTGTGGTGGTGAAATGGGTGAAGGGTAAAAGAAAAGGCCGTTAGGTTTGCACCACAACGGCCTCTTGAAATCGTGTTCTTTTTAGAGATTGCCTTACTTTAACCAACCCTTGCGATAGGCGATATAAGCGGCGATACCCGCGCAAGTCATAACAACACCTATAATGATATAAAGGATAGTAGCCGTCATTTCTTATCACCTCCAATCAACATATGGAGTACAAAGCCAAAAACAATCAACCAAAGGCCTATCAACGTTCCCACACCGGAAACATCAGGAAGGCGCAGGGTAGCCGTTGCTACCAACGCGATTCCTAAGCCTTGAAAGGTTGTTATGATGTATCTCATGATTAAAATGTAACTCCTTTTGCAGAGGTTGGCAATTATCGCTCTTTTCGTTCGTTTCTGACTCCATAGCTTGCCGGATGGTTCCTTATGCTATGCGCCACTATGACCGGGAGAGGCGGAACCCGTTCCCCCGCTGTCTGGTGTATGCAGTTGGGCAAGTGTGATCCGTGCCCGGCAAGGTGTTGGAAGCAAAAACTTTTGTATCTGTGTTATTGTTCGTTTCCGTTCACTTTCTCTATTCTTGGCTGTTGCCTGCCGTGCAGGGTTCCAAGGAAGCCAAGGGCGGGATTGTCAAAGATATTCTACTCTGTAACAGAGTAGATAGGATAAAAAGAAAAGGAATCAGGCTTAGGGCTTGTTCCCTTGCGTGATTCCTTTCTACTCTGTTACAGAGTAGATGTCAATACGTCCGTATCATTTTTTCGATTCTCGCGCTAACCCTCTGTTTCCTTTTGGATCTATAGGTTCATTTTCCTTTCTTTCTACCCATTCAACAGGTATAAACCACATACGCCCTATGTTCTGTGCACCGGGAATTTTACCTTGTGCACAATATTGGCGCAGACTATCAGGTGTTTTGTAACCTAGCTTTTCCGCCGCTTCTTTTGTTGTGTAGTATCCCGGTAGTGCTGGCATATTTTATCCCTGTGCTAGTCTTATTTTTTCTTTAATTAAAGCAAGTTCATTTAAATTTAAACCTAATTCAATATCAGTTATTGCTTTTTTATATTGTTGATCTAGGAATTGTTTTTTTAAAGATTCATTTTTTGAAAGTAATAGCTTTAATTCCCATAATGAAGGGTATTTATCTTTTAATCCGTATGATATTTGATAAATAGTTGCTAGTTTGAATGGTTGATTTTCTTTTTGCATGGCCTCTTGAATGTAGTAAATCGCCTTCATTCCTTCTGTTGGTATTTCTATAGGTTCTAGATTGTCTACATCTATATTAAGCATAGCTATTCTACAAAAACTTATATGTATAATATTTATAAAAAGTTCATATCTTTTTTCTATGGGGGTATTGTTAAAAGCTACGCTAAAGTTATTACAAAATGAATCAATCTGTTCTTCTTTTGTGTTTCCTGATACTTTTATTTCATCAGCTAGATATAAGTGTTTTTCTTGAACTTGTGTCTTGTTCTCGTTTGAGTAGGCTACAATATTTTTACTTTCTGTTTTGTTTTTTATATAGTGATAGACTTTTAAACAAAAAATAACCGCAAGAGCTACAGTGACTTGAATCCCAATATTCTTTATTTTTTCTTTATTCATTGCATTATGTTAGTAGAATTTAATCGATTTTTATCAAAATGAGAATAAAATTGGCAGTCAATCCTTGCGACTGCAAACAAAGTTGACAGTCCTGCCAACACCACCCCCGGCAATCCTTCCGTAGACCTCCCCATACCCCCTCAATGAGATTATCAATCCGACATGCTACCGTATGATTACGGCATGTTAGGCGTATTTGATTGCAAATGAATTGCAAAACGGCCCATATATATAGGTTCAACGGCTCGACTCCCTCCCTGTGACCATCCCCCACAACCATGAGAGCGGCGGGGAGGGCATGGGGGGAATCGGGGATCAATCAGATAGCGGTAGGCCCTTCACATTTTTCAGCAAATTTTGGTCTGTCTATATGATAACGGAAAGGAAACGGTAAGACAATATACGAGCCTATAAGGTAACGTATAGATCCTGATCATTAAGGTGATCTTGATCTAAATTAGATCTCTTTGTTTAAGTCCCACGTTCGGTTCTTTAGGGTAACGTAAGATTTTTTAAGATACTGAAAGTAGCTTCTTGTCAAAATTCCTTTTCGCTCTCTCCGTAGGTGGAACCTAATTCCAACTATCTTTCGATATTGAATAAATAGAATATTCTATCAATATCATCAATCATAATGATTTCAACTGGTTAGAAAATCAGCATGATCATGGATCACAGATCCTTCATCTTAATAAAATCAGTATGTTAGAAAATGCCCCTAGAAGGGAGGTCTTCCCCGAAGGGGTAGAGGGAGGTCTACATGCTCCCCCTCCCCTCACGTTCTACCGGAGGATCGTCCTCGTACCCCTCCCCCCACCAGTCCAGTTTCTTAATCTTTTATAGTGCTGATGCCCACCTGTATCATCATTTCCTTTGACGACCGTGCCGTGGAAAGTGAACAGCATCTCCGAGAGTGCGGGGTTGTTCGTAATTCCGATCTTCACGTTCACCCCCTTAGCATTCCCTTCCCATGCCTTCATCTCCTCCAGCATGAGGTGGTCTTGGCGGAGGAGCATCCTCTTGTCCACATCCTGTCCCATCTGTTCGACCCAATACCCGACCGCCATAGCGAGGCTGTCGAGGCGGTCGTCATGGGCAAGGCTCCCCTTGTCTCTGGTAATCCGGCTCATCTGGTACATGAGCTGGTACTTGAGGGCCATCTCAGGGGGGAGGTTCTTGGTGGAGAGGTTGTAGTCCCAAAGGATGAGGTTCTTGTCGATGACGAGCTTGTGCTGGTTCATGACGGGTTCGAGGGTGTCGATGATCCGTGCTTCCTTCTGCTTGCTGTGCTTGACCTCTTCGATGCGGCAGGGGTGTGTCTTGGTGAAGTATGGGCTGATGAGCTTGGTGAACATGCCGTCCCCGAAGTTGGCCTCGATGATGACATGGTTGACCGCCTGCTGCTTGGCAAGCTGGACGATGGAGGAAAGGGTGGCCTCGCTGTAGCCTTCCTGATAGGCCCGCATTGCCGTGACGTACAGGTAGCCGTTCAGCATCTTCACGACGCACACGGCGGTTTCGTCCTTGCCTCGTCCAGCCGGGTCAATCGCCATGACGGAACCTGTGTACGGGAGCCATGTGCCGTGGAGGAAAGCCGGGCCATAGTATCTGCTGTCCCCGTTCAGGCCGACGCAGGGGACGTCGTTCAGGATGTTTGTGGTGCCCGCCGCCCATATGGGTTTCTCCGGAGCGTCGGTAGCCGAACACGACATCACAATCAGGTCCCCGAGCTTGAGGGGGTACTTCTCCATGTCGGAGAGCCGGGTGTCGAGCATGAACTGGAGCTGGAACCCGCTGCGCCCATACGAGAGTTCGCGTTCGAGGAGGTCGTCGTCCGAGAACCTGCGCGGGTCCGTGGTGCGCCCGACAAGGGTAGGGGAGTCTTCAAGTCGCTTGAGGATGAATGGGGCCAGCCGTTCGCTGCCGTAGTTGATGAGCTGGTCATCTGACGGATACCGTGCGGGCCATACGCGGACGGCATACCCACGGTCAGGAAGCTGGTTGTAGAGGGATTGTTCGGTCTGCGGGGTGCCGAGATATGTGATGGTGCCGCCGGGTTTCAGGATGGCATCAAATTCCTTGACCGCTTCCGAGAGCTTGTCCCGCATGGCCTGCGTGAAGCTGTTGTTCGGAACCTCGACGTCATCGCTGATGATCTCGTCGGCGCGTCCGCCCGTGATCTGCGAGAAGATGCCTTTCGACGTGACACTCGGCGCATGGTCGGCACGGGCGGGGCCGACGTCGAACGAGAGCTTCGAGCACCGCTGGTCGGCACGGGGGATGAGACATTGAAGTATAGGGATTTCATTGATGAGCCTCATGCAGAACGTCGTGAAGTTGTCGGCGCGGTCTTTCGATGCGGACAGCACCATGAATTTGAGGTTGGGGTTCTGCCGGAGCCTCCAGACGACATAGGCCGCCGTAATCCACGACTTGCCCACGCCTCGGAAGGCTTCGATGATCTTTCGCCTCGGCCCATGCTGGAGGTACAGGGCGATGTCGAGCTGAATGGGGGTGGGGTCGGGAAGGTTCAGGTGCCGCCAGACAAGCGTGAGGAAGACCCGGAAGTCGGTCAGCTTCTCCGGCATTGGGGGGATGGAAGTCGGGGTGTTCGTAACAAAACCTCCAGTGGTGTGTGCTGTTGAAGAAAAAAATGCCCCGAAAAAAGAAACCCGACTATTGGGTCGGGAAAACTTCTTTCGGGGCTGTTTCGTCGTTTGAGAGGGGTGTGGCTGGCAGTTTATTTGAAATGTTGCGCTCTGGCTTTCATCCGTTCTCGGGCATCGGCGGAAATGTTTGGGCTTTTCCCCATTCGGAAGGGGTAGAGCGGACAAGGAGCGATGGGCCACTGATTGCCTCGGCAGGTAGGCACTTCACTGGGAACACCAGCGCAGCACTCCTCGACGCAAAATGTCCGGCAGGCTTTCAATGGGCGGTGGGGTGTTCCATCGGTAGGACGGATACCCATTCGGTAGGGCCAGAGCGGGCATTTTTCATGCTCGCAGGTTTTGATTATTTCGAGATTGTTTTTTTGCACTTTCCCATTCACGCAGAGGACACAGTGTTCCCGAATAGCTTTGAGGGCGGATGCCATACTCTTTTCCTCCAGCCATTGGCCTTTTGGATGGTGAAACACGCTTGAAAAAAGAAAACCCGACCAACGAGTCATGCGCTCGAAGATCGGGTTCAAAATAGGGTGTGGTTGCAGGGGAGGTTAGTTGAGGAGGCTCACTTCATCTTTCGAGACATCCTCGAAGGTCGGAAGGTTCGCCACAAGATCCTGTACGTCGGGGTTCGCAGATCCGGCACAGTCGATGCCATTGTCCTTGAGGAACTTGATCGCGGCGTTGATGTCCGCCGTGGATGCGTCCCCGGACTGGAGCCGGGACGTAAGGAGCTTCGCCACAACGCCGTGAAGTTCCGCGAGCGCGGACTCTGAGGCGCGGTTGTCCTTGAAGTTATTGGACATCTTTTTGAGATGCTCCTTGGGTTGAAAAAGGATATTGATTATTAGGCAATCGTTAGATATGTTCCAAAAAGACCTTCTCCCGCTTGTATCGGCAGGGTTATGGGAAGGAGGTGCGTATGGAGCACATAGCTGACGCTATGGCGCTGAACATCTTGTGCGGCGTCATAGTGTTTATGATTACGCGCTACATGCAGTAGTTGCTTTATAAAAGAGGCGACCCCGGTTCGCGGGGCACGCTTACCGGGGTCATTTCCGTTAGGGCATCAACCAGCGGGAGTAGGCTTCGGAACCAATCCTGCCGGGGCAAGGAAGTGTTGGCGCACTTCCTTGTCTTTTTTTAACAATAAAAAAACGTTAAAAAAAAGGCAAGAGTTTATTGGTCTAACATATTTTTGTTATTGATAAAATTTATATAACTAGCTGTTGTTTTTGATTTTGTATTCATTAATCAAAAATCCTATTTCATTAAATTATCCCTTCAAATAATACCCCAAAGCCGCCGACGTCAGGCACCAGATCACACGCTCGACCCATCTGTTTGCCCCTTTTCCTTGCGCCACATCCAACTCCAGTTTTCGGAGGCGGATGTCTATGTTTGTGATGTCTTCCTTGAAATGGGAAACCTGTTCGGAGAGGATGGCGTTGGAGAGGAGGAGTTCTTTCAGGTCTTTGAGGGTGTCTTTGATTTCGACGATGGCGGTATTGAGCAGGGATATGTCAGCTTCGTGGGTACAGGGTGCTGCCATTTAGCCTCCCGCATTTCTGAGTTCAGGCGGGTATTGGAGGCGTCTGCGTTCGCTCTCGTAGGCACTCCGGCAATGGCCCGGCTCCCAGAAGAACAGCGCGTCCACGAGCTTGCGGGGCCATGTGCGTATGCCTGCCTGTTCCCACCGCCAGCATCGGCTGCTCAAGGTTTCGTCAGGCCAGCCCATGAACAGGGTGTTGAGGAACTGGTCAAGGCCGATGAGGATGTGTTTTCCGTAGGTCATGCGGCTTCAACCTCTTCCGGCGTGGTCGCGGCCTCCACAGCCGCCTTGCGTTCCCCGCCGCGCTGCATCGTCCCGTTCTTGTGCTTCATGGCCCCGCCCGCGTAGAGCGCGAGGAAGCCCGATGCGTCGAACGTCAAGCGCTCAAGCTCACCGCCCGGCGTGTAGGCGTTCCACGTTACGGAGTCCGGCAGGCCCGGCATTCCCGATTGCTTCATCAGGCAGACGTTCGCCGTATCCGCAAAATTCTGCTGGTCAAAGGTGTCATAGCTGAAATGATAGGTGACTCCGCCCACGGCATAGTCGAACCCGGAAGCAATGGCGGCGGACGTTTCCGCGTCGATCCGTGCCTTCTTCGCTGTTTTCAGTTCCTCTAGCGTGGGTACATAAGGCTTTTCTTCGGTCACACATTCTGGATGCGCTTCGGCGTAGGCATCCACTTCATCCCACTCCTGTGCATATTCGGCGGAATAGGGGTAAACATGATAGGGAAGGCCGTTTTTTGTGATGACATATGAATCGTCAAGTGTACGGTGGATAATAGTGCTATAATCTATCATGGTATATCCTTTTTATGCTATCTTAAAATAAAGATAATGGCTATAGCCAATAGTTGTGCCGCCTGCGTAGTCCCCTTTAGCGGATAACGGTGACCTATTTAGCCAGACTCTCCAAGTTCCACCGGGAGGAAGAACCTTCATATTGCTTTCATCTAGTTTTATATTAGGTGTTGCTTCTGCCGAGTATGCCGCGTAGCTCGTGCTTCCCGCAGGCCCTTGCGGTCCCTGTGGTCCTTGCGGGCCTGTTGCACCAGTAGCTCCTGTGGCTCCTCTAGGACCCTGTGGCCCTGTCGCGCCTGTATCTCCCTTGGGGCCTTGGATGCCTTGCGGTCCCTGTGAGCCTTGCGGCCCCGTCGCGCCTGTAGCTCCCTTCTGCGCGATCAGCGTCCAGTAGGTGGTGTTCGTGGGCAGGATGGATGAGGTGGAGGTATGACTTTTCTTGCAGGCGTAGGAGCTTCCGTTATACGTCACCACGTCAATCTGCGCGGTGGTGCAGACATACGCGACGTTTGCGGCCCATGCGCCTTTCAGGTTGAGCGAAGTTCCTTTGGGGCCTGCCACCCCCTGTGGTCCAGCGGGGCCTTGCGGTCCAACAGGGCCTTGGATGCCTTGTTTGCCGATGGGACCTTCGGGGCCTTGAACCCCCTGCGCTCCAATGAGGTTTACGGGGTCAGCCCATGAGCCGTCAGGATTCTGGAAGGCCAGTTTGGTTCCAGCCCATTTATGTTCCGGAGCGGTCCCCTGCGGGCCTTGTGGCCCCGTTGCGCCTGTATCTCCTTTAGGTCCTTGGATGCCTTGATTTCCCTTGTCGCCTTTAGGCCCTTGGATGCCGGGAGCCCCGTCCTTGCCGTCCACGCCAGCAGGTCCCCGTTCTCCTGTCTCTCCTTTGTCGCCTTTATCGCCCTTCATTCCGGTAGCGACCCAATAGTCGGTGGCGACATCAGGTTCCCGGTTTATGGGTACGTCCTTAATCGCTTGATAGGCGATCCCCCGATAGAGGACCCAATCCAAGGTTTCATAAGCTTGCCCCGCATCCCACTCACCTTTATAGGTGGGGCGGACCTTGCCGATTTGCATGATGTTGCTCACGCTATAATGACCTCCAATATTCCGGTTTCCGGGTTGAGGTTGAACATGGAGCTGTCCACAGGGCCTCCGTTATACTCAAACTGCAAGTAGCCATCTGTATTGACAGAGAAGTTTCCGAATGTGAGAGGCAGCGGAGAATCCCCGATGGGGCCTTTGTCGCCAGTCGCTCCTTTAGGACCTTCGGGGCCTTGGGGACCACGCTCTCCTTGAATGCCGCGAGGCCCTTCCGGTCCCATCGGGCCTACAGGTCCGGTTTCGCCCCGAGGCCCTTGAGCGCCAGTTGCCCCTTGGATGCCTTGCGGACCTTGGGGGCCGCGCTCTCCAGTCTCCCCTTTTGGCCCTTGGATGCCTTGCGGACCCATCGGCCCCTGCTGTCCTTCCGGGCCTCGTTCGCCTTGGATGCCCTGCGGCCCCTGTATGCCGCGTGGCCCTTGCTCTCCCTGTGCGCCGGGAAGACCTTGTGGCCCTTCCTGTCCCATCGGACCTTGTGGCCCAACGGGGCCAGCGGGGACATACAAGGTCATCTTTCCGGACGTGAAATCATATTCGCCGCGACCGGGCGCGGTGGGGGACTCCTGCACGTCGATCCACATCTTGCGGAAGTAGTTGATCTCGATCTGTGTCTTGGCGAATACCTCTTCGACTTCCTTGAGGATTTTCTCAGCCTTGTCCTTTGCGGCGACGGCGGTTTCCCCGTCGAGGGCGTCGTAGGCTTCCTGCGCGATGTAGAGGAGTTGCGTCACCGCGAGGTCAAGGTCGGCCTCGGTGAGCGTGGAGCCGTCGCGGAAGTCCACGGCGGGCGTCACCTTGTCCGTGATGCGTTGGATGCGGATAGACGCCCCGTTGGGCGGGGCCGTGACGAAGCGTATGGTGCCGGATGTGTGCCATGAGTAGGCGAGGGCGTTCTGTTCCGCTTCGTCAAGGCTGACTTTGACGTCGGAGATTTTCAGGTAGGGAAAGGGGACGATATAGTCTTGGGTCGTTCCGTCGCCCGTATAGGTGACGTAACTGTAGGACATAAATGCTCCTTGAAGGTTATGGGATGTTAAGGGATGTTGCCTGTGGTACGGTGATGACGTATCTACGGAGGATGAAAGAGGAGGAAAGCGATGTCCAAAGTCGTTGTGGTTATAAGAGAAGGTGGGGAGGAGGATTGGGGTGATGAGATTGAATTATTACTGAATATTGTAAAAGATATTATGGATAATCTATTTCATAAATCGGCATGTGAAGATGTTTATGTTGAATATTCAGAATATGGCCCAATGGTTGTTCTTGGAAGATATATAAATAAAAAATGCTATAATATTTTACTGAGTGCAACAAGTTCATATTGGGCACAATTTATTTACCAGTTTTCACATGAATATTGTCACATACTTATAGGTACAGAAAAGACGTTCCCTCATTGTGTTGCAGGTAATTATTATTTTATGTGGCTTGAGGAAGCTCTTTGTGAACTAGCTTCTCTAGTTACACTTCAATATACTTATTGGATGTGGAAATATAAATGTAAATTTGATAAAGGTAATTATATGCCTTGTTTAGAGAAATATTTTGTAAACCGACTTTCTCTTGTCCCAGAATATGGCGATTTCAGAACATGGCTTGCTGATAATTATAAAGTATTATCTAGAGATTATATCAGAGAATATCGGGGAAATATCCGCGTAGATGAGAGTGTGAGGCTTCGGGGTGCCGTGGTAGCCCACGCTCTGCTTCCGCTATCACTTCATCCCAGATTTTGGGTACTGATAGGCAAGCTAGAAGAGTTTCAACCTTTTCTGGAGAGCGATAAAATCTGTATGCTTCTTCAAGCATTATCTGTTGTTGTGGAGAAAGATCCTGCTTTAGTTCACTGTTTGAAAGATATTCAAGATATTTTAACACCCACTTGGTTGAATACTCCCAACGTATTGCGTACTTAATCGCGGTACGCGCGACGTAAGCACCATTTTCAACTTGACCGCGTGCTCCTTCTGGGCCGGGATAGCCACACATAACAAAAACTCCTTGTTTGAATTTGTTGATAAGAATGATGAAAAGGCGGCCTTCATGTGATCATCGGGATCGGAAGGTCGCCTTTTCATCCGTATGGTGGGTGTGAGGCGGGGAGAGGGAGTTAATACGTTAGAAGCGCATCCAAGAGTTCCTGTTGGTTGTTTTCCGTCATGGTCCCGCGTTTGGAGGCGAGGCGTTGGTAGTCGGATTTCCGCACTTCATGGCGGAGGCTATCGTCCTCGCTGAGCAGTTCGTCTTGCGCTTTCTGTCGGTATGCATGGATGATGCGGTTGATGGCGACGGCGCGGGGGCCGCGTTCCTTGTCGGGCGGATCTCCAATGGTGTTCCTGTCGATGTCGTATTGCTGGCTGGCGAACAATTCCCCTAGGGACTCATGCAGCGTTTTGCCGCCGATGGTCGTCGTGCCGTGCAGCTCGTTGAGCCGGGAATACTGTGCCGTGGAAAGCTCGACGCCATGTAGTTTCTTGGCGGGCGGGCCATAAATGCCTTCCGCCATCCTGTTCAGTTCATCGAGCACGGGGTCGTTGGCATTCGAGGGGATGAGGTTGTAGTTGATGGTATCTCCAGTGACCCAATTCCTCCGGGCGGGGAGGGTTGAGGACCAGCCGGGGATGGTGTTCATGGTGTAATCCATAAAGTCTCGCATCTCGCGCATGGGATCGTCGGCCTGCTGGCGCGCGAATCGGGCCGCCGACGCGAAGGGGACGAGGGTAGCCCCCATCCTGCCGAAATACTGGATGGCCTTTTCATTGGGATCATTGATGAAGTCTATAAGTTCGCTGATTCCCTGCATGTACGTCTTTGACGTGACGTTGTTCGACAGGGCGGCTACAGCCATAGAGACGGCATCATCATACTGGTCTTTGTTGAGATACTGGCCCGCAACGGCAAGGTCTGCGGCAATGCCGAGGAACATCCCTGCGGGATCGAGACGTCTGTAGGAGAGGTATTTGTCCCCGACCTTGATGCTGTAGGGCTGCCAGCCTGTGGCTTCAAGGGCTTGCCTGAGCTTGTTGTCCTTCGGAGGGGAACCTGTGATCTGCCCGCTGTGCGCCATCATGACGGCTCCGGTCCACATCAGGGCACCCATCGCCATTTTGGATTGGGCGAGGGCGGCTTGTTCCCCGCCCTCCTTGATCGCCTCCCGGTAGGTTTTGGTCATCTGCGCGACGCCGGGCGTATGGGCCACGAAGTCGCGGAACAGGTTCGTCGGCGTCTTGATGAAGGGTATGGCGATGCGGAGGACGGGGTGGGTGTTGGCAAGGTTCTGGATGCCGCCGCCAAGCGTGTTCCGTCCGAGATCCTGCGTCCATGTGGATTCCCTTGCGTACTGGATGCTGTCCTTGACGGCATCGTCCACATAGCGGCCCCGGATGGCGGAACCGTCTTTCTTGAAAGCGAGGGCAAGCCGCTCCTCGACATAGTGGGCCAGCTCCCCGGCATCCTTGATGCCCGCTTCCCGGCCTTCCCGCAGGAGCGAGGCGGAGAGGGAAGATCGGTAGTTCAACTGCTTGAAGAACTCGTCGGTGCTCATCAGCAGCCGGGAGGGGATGCGGAGATAGGGACCGACCAGACCCATTGCTCGGGCTATGTTCTCTTGAAGGGGGGACAGCTCGGTCCCCTTCGGGGCATCCTTGAGCATGAGGTTGCGGATGTTCTCATAGGTCATCGCCGCCGAGTTGGTTTCCATCTTTCCGCCCATCCGGTCGAGGATGTTGTCCTCCACCTTCCACGCCTTTTTCGCCAGACGGAAGCTGTCATTCCAGTAACGAAACAGGCCGGAGAAGGTGTCGAGGGCTTCGCGCTGCACGGCATCATCCCGCATGATGGTGCCCGCGAGGTACTTTTCGGCAGGCATGAGCAGGGTTTTCAAGCCGTTGGTCGCCGCGTTCGCGGCAAGCGTGAAGGGGCCGGACAGCATGTTGTTGATGCGGAACTCGTTGAAGACGTTGAACCATGATCCGGGTTTGACGCTGTGGGCCGCCTGCGCGACGGCTCCGAGGTTGTCCTTGTTCAGGCGTATGTCACGGGCCATCTTCTTGATTGTATCGGGGGTATAGCCTTTCTTGGCAAGTTCACTGGCGATTTGTTCCGTGGTGCCGCCTGTGGGGGAGGCATACCATTTGAACATCTTTTCGTCGCTGAATATGCCGCCCTCATTGCGCATGAAGCTCAAAAGCCGCCCGCCTTCCGTGGTCAGGTTCCGTTCGGCGAGATACAGGTTATCGAGATTTTCCTTTAGGTATACAAAGTCCTGCATCTCCTGCGGGGAGACGGCTGCCGGGTTCACCTCCATCTTTTCAGCGATCCTGTAGAGTTCACGGGAACAGAACTCCGTGCCATCCTTGAGGAGTGTCAGGGTCCGTTTCGCCTTGTTCAGAGGGATGTCGCCGGAAGCGGCGAGTTCGACCACCTTCTGGATTCTGTCCATGCCGTAATACTTGAGCCGTTCAGCGTCCTTGAGCACAGCATCGAAGGTTTCCACGCCCTGACCTTTCAGGGTTGCGGGGGAGATCTGCTCGTTGATGTCGTCAAGGATGCGGAGGCCGTTCTCATCACGGATAAGATGCGTGCGGATGTTGTAATCCTTGGACAGGCTCTCAACGACTTCCTCTCTGCTCTTGGTGGACGTGACGACATCAAGGATATGTTCCTTGATAGTGTCGGCTTTGATGGCTTCGGAAGGCTTGAGCGGGTGTTCCTCCGCTTTGGCTGGCGTGAGCGCATCGGTGTTTTGGGATTCAGGAAGCGTATGCTCAGAGGCGGGAGGCGTGGTTTCTTTTCCTCCCGCTGCGGAAGGAAGGGGAGGTTCGCTTTTACCGGCTGTCCCGGCGGCGAGATCATGGGGCATCTCTTTATCGCCGCGCAGTTGTTCCAGTTGGCGGGCTGTTTCGGCTACGATTTTTTCCTTGGCGCTCTTGCTAGTGGCCTGCGCCAGCCTCCACCCTCCATAGAGGGAGATGGCCCCCTCAAGAGCCATACCGATGCCGAGGTCTTCCAGCCCATGCTTGAGGCGGCCCACGATTTCGTTGTCGTCCTTGCTTACGGCAAGGGCTTCCGTCACCACGTTCTGTAATGCCGGGTGTTCCTGAATCATATTCGAGAGCATTTCTTCGTGCCCGTCAAACGAGGTAACGGTGGAGTAGAAGCTCTTGGCGGCACCTCGGGCGGCTATGGCACCCTTGCCTGCGCCTTGCAGCACTTTTATGCCTTCAAGCAGTTTCCCCCCGGTAACGAAGCCGGACACAAACGTGGAGATGTCTTCGGCAAATTTCCCTGCCGAGGTTTGCGTCTCCCCAAAGTTGCTCATGTCCGTGAGCCAGCCGCTGTCTTTGGTGGCCTTGGCGACGTCGACTTCCTCCCCGCCGTTCAGGATGGTTCCCGCAAGATCGATGGTTTCGTTGACGGAGTTCACCGGGCCGTTGGCGATGCCCTTGATCACATCTCCGACGTAATCGAAGAAGGAAAGATCATCGTCTTTTGGGGATGTATCCGGGGAGGGGGCTGGAGCGTTTTCGGCGACGGCGGCGGGGGCCGTGGTGTTGGCATCCGTGGCATTGAGAGGGGCTTCGCCAAGCCCGTGCATACTGGAAAGGGCTTCTTCCCCGCCCTCCAAGCCGTTGAGGGTTACTTCAATCGTGTTGTTCATTGGTTCTGCTGGCCTCCGTCATTGGGGATGAGCACGACTGGTCTGGGTTTTACCTTGTAGCCCATCTGTTCAAAGTGCTTGGGAATATAGTCGATGGCCTGCTGTATTGTGGTGACGCCGAGGGAATCCGGTGTTGCTCCCACGGCGATGAAGAAGGTGTTCTGCCACGACAAGCCGCCCGGCGTATGGCTTTGGGCATAGGCCAGCATGTCTTGAACGCTGTGCATCCCCCTGTAGTCCTGTTCGGGAATCTGATCGGGGAAGAGGGTATTCAGGGCAGTGAGCGAATTTTTGAAGGGGGCATTGTAGGGGCTAGACATCATGCTGGATAGCGCGTCGAAAGGATTGCTGCGTTCTCCGGCAAGGGTTTCCTTGACAACATCATTGAACTGCTTGTTGTTTACAGATGTTTCCTTTTCCGCTGCATAGCGTTCCTTAAGGGTGCCAATCATTGTGGGGAGTTTTTCCGCTACGAACTGTTGCTTGTACAAGAGCATTTCGGATTGCGTGAGGGCCGCGTCGTCTTTCCCTTTCTTGGCCCGTTGCTCGTTGATGAAGCTCTCGAACTCGGTGGTGATGCCCGGAAGCTGGCTCATGGCCTCGGCAATGACGCCGACGGGAGCCTTGCGTCCGGTCGAGTAGGCCATGTACATGGCTCCGGCTTCTTCCACGGAAGCTCCGGTGATGGCTGAAAGGAAGGTCTTGCCGATGTCTTGGATGGAGGAGGACAGGTTGATGTTCTCTCCCGCCTTTTGGGACAGGGCGAGATTCTGATACACGGAGGCTTCGCTCGGCGGGATGCGGCCCGTCCGTATGCCTTCCTCCACGGCGGCCAATCCGTCCGTGCCCGTGATGATGCCGTATTTGAGCCTGCCGAGATCGATCTGGTTCTCCGGCTTGAGATAACGCCCCTGCGCGGCGGCCCGTGCGTTCCTCACAAATTCGGGATAGGTTTCATCGGTGCAGAGATGCAGCTTGTCCACGACCGTTTCCCGCGTGAGGTCGTCGTTTTGGGAACCATAGGCCGTCCCCGCTGACATGGCATTGCGGACCGCCCGTTGGCGCGCCCATTCTTCTCTGGTGTGCGACCGTGATTCGGCCTGCCAAGCCCTTTCGATTTCCTTGTCTTTGAGGGCTTCGATGCCTTTGGCGATGCCCGGCTGCGAAAGGAGGCTCACGGGTTTTCCATTGATGTTGACGGTGAGGCTTTTGGCGAGTCCTTCGGCTACGGCTGCGGAGTGGTTGCCCATCAGCACGGCCTTGCCGAGCATCCCAAGAACGCGGTCCTGCGAGTAGCCGAGCTTCTTCATTTCCTCGGCCTTGCCCATGATGACCTGAGCGGCATCCGTTACATAGCTTTGGCGTTCAGCCGGGATGTGTACGTTGTAACCGCCCGTGAGGGGGTTCATCTTTCCGGCGAGGGTGTCGGAGATGTTCTGGAACATCTGCTGTTCGAGCAGGTTGGCGTTCTGGCTTTCCATGTCCCGGTTGTGCTTGCCGAGGAGGTTGTCGAGGGAAGTGGTGGTGTAGGCCGTGTAGTGCTCGGCTATGTCGAGCTGGTCCATGTCCTTGCCTTCACCTTTGATGCCCGCCTGTTCGGTGTACTGCTTTCGGAAATCCTGTCCCCATTTGAGGATCTTTTCAGGGTCCCTTTCGTTGACCATGCCGCTGGTGACATAGGCATCCTTCAACGCGGCGTCGAAGCCGAGGGCCGAGGTTTTGAGGATTTCCTGCTTGATGTACTTTTTGACGTAAGGGTTCATGTTGAGGATACGCTCGTCTTTCTCGGACGCCTGACGCCACGCCTCCATATTCTTGGTCAGCTCGGGGTTTTCCACGGCGAACAGGGAGGCGGCGGATTTGTCCTCGGCTATCCGTCTGTCCAGCATCTTGGTGTAGGCATGGGCGATGCTCGGCTCGAAGCTGGACAGGCTGGCGGCGATTTGCCGCATAGGGGCTCCGGCGTAACGGTCATAGCCGACTTCTCCGTGGCGGGCGTAGCTGAACGAACTGAGCCCTTGGGCGTTGATGGCGGGGGTCAGGGAAGCGTTCC